TTGAGTTCACCGCAGGAACAACTATTTCAGTAATCGCTTCTGGTGCTTCGACATCAGTTTCCTTCCTATGGACTGCGGGTAACTAATGAATAACGATTTCGCAACCTCGTATGCAGCAATCATCAAGTCTGAAAAGCAAGAAGATGGTTCGCTTATGGTTTACGGCAAGGCAACGGATGAAACCCTTGACCTTGACAATCAAATCTGTGATGCTGGCTGGCTCTCAACTGCTATGCCACAATGGTTCAAGTCTGGCGGCAATGTCCGTGAGATGCACACATCTATCGCGGCAGGAGTAGCCAAGGAATATGAAGCTAAAGCCGATGGTCATTACATTACTGCTCATGTCGTTGACCCTCTTAGCGTTAAGAAAGTGGAAGCAGGAGTTCTTAAAGGCTTCTCAATAGGAATCAAAGCACCTCGCGTTGTACGCGATCAAAAGGCTGCTAATGGTCGCATCATTGATGGTCAGATCATTGAGGTTTCACTTGTTGACAGACCTGCTAACCCATCAGCCAAACTCATCATGGCTAAGAGCGTAACTGGCGAGTCCACACTTGTTCAGGTTGAAGAATTGCACGAATACAACGCACCACTTCCTAGCGATCTTTTCAAGCGCGATGTTTCCGATAAGGAGCGTGAAGCACTTGCAGCTCGCGGTGCAGCGATGCCTGACGGCTCATACCCAATCGCAAATGTTAGCGACCTCAAGAACGCTATTCAGGCGTTTGGTCGCGCTAAGAATCCAAACGCAGTAAAGAAGCACATCATTCGCCGCGCTCGCGCACTTAACGCCCTTGATGTTCTTCCTGACGATTGGAATGTCGGCAAGGCTCTCAAAGCCCTAGAACCCGACAATGTTAAGTTCGACCAAGATGCCTTTGAACGCGCTCGCAGAGCCGTTGCTCAACTAATTCAGGTTGAAGCGGGCGAAATGGGCGATGGAGAAGATGAAACCTATTCTCTGGGTCAACTTGTCGAGGTGGCTAATCACCTTATGGCTTGGTACGCAGGGGAACAACAAGAGGGAGAAGTTATGCCAGAATCAATCGAGTTGTCTGCTGCGGCTGACACGGTAAAAGAGCCTGACACAACCGCCGGATGCGATTGTGATGGCTGCAAGTCTTGTAAGTCTGACGGTGGATGCGATGACAAGATGTGCAAGTCACATCACATGGGCGCAGACAAGTCAGCAACAGTTGAGAAGTGCCTACAATGCGGATGCAACCAAGTCGGTCAGTCACATGGTCTAACAACCGTTCCAGATGTAACTGCGCCGGGTCAAATCCCAGTTCAAGCAAATGTATCAACTGCCACAATCGTTACACCTGAGCAAAATGCTGGAAGCATTAAGTCTGTTGAGGGTGACGAAGTTCCTGCTGCCGAAGAGGTCGCAGAGGTTGTAGCCGAAGAGGTTGCAACAGAAGAAGTTTCTGCTGAGGAATCAGCAGAGAAAACCCTGCTTAGTGATGAAGTTGTAAACGCCATCATTGAAAAGGCCGTGTCATTGGCTACGGAATCTGTTAAGGCAGAAGTTGTGCTTGCTAAGGCTGCAATCGAGGCAGCAGAGAGCAAGGCAACTCAGCTTGAAACCGAACTAGCACAGGCTAAATCAGCAGCAGTCGCAGGTGGCCCAAAGCGCTCCGCAATTGCAGCAGGTAAAAACCAAACTAACGATCTGCTTGTAAAGGCAGCCGAATACAACAACAAGGCTGCTTCAACAACAGATTCCCAACTTGCTCAAGGCTACCGAGAAATTGCTAAAAGCCTTCTCGAAGAAGCCTCTAAGAGCGAATAACCGAAAGGAATAACATGGCCGAAATGCCTCGCGCACATGACCTGTTTGCTGATGCGGATTCCGCAAAAGCAGCAGCAGTCCGCATGGATGACTACCAAGCTGCGCTTACAAAGTCATTCTCAGCACCAACATCAACAAACCTCGGAGCGACACCAACAGTTGACCCTGTTGCAGCTCTTGAGTCACTCGTTGCTAACAAGTCAATTGCTCCTGATGCTCTTGCATCAGTAACAAACGCACTTGCAACACAACGCCAAGTACAGGCAGACATCGCTAAGGACATCAGCCTTACATCTCCATTGTCATCATCTTTCGCAGCCTTCGACCTCGAAGCACCTGCAAAGCTCTTGACACCACGCCCAACACCTCTTCGTAACAAGATCGCTCGTAAAAAAGGCGTTGGCACAAGCCACCGTGTTAAGCGTATCCTTGGTTACACAGGTACAGGCACAGGTGGAGTAGGAAACATCTTCCCGGGTGTTACCGAAACCACCACAACAACATTTGGTTCAATCGCTTACGAGCGTGGCCCAAAGATCAGCTATGCTGCTGATGATCTAATCCTGCCTTACAACACATACTCACTATCTGACTCAGTTAGCTTCGATGCTAACTTCTCTGGCCTTGGATTCCAAGACCTTCGTCAGCTATCTTCAACATCAACACTTTACGCAACAATGTTGATGGAAGAGCGTATGCTCCTTATGGCTCGCGGAACTGCAACTGGTTACTCAGGCGCTCTTTCTGCTCCAACAGTTACTGCTTCAGCAGTTAACGCAACAGGAACACAGGTTGGACTTGCTGCCTCAACACAGTTCTTCATCTATGTAACTTCTGATGCTGGTGCTTTTGGTGAGTCTGTTGTTTCAACAGTTCAATCTCCAACAACCTCATCTGGTTCACAGGTTATTAACATCACAGTTGGCGCAGTCACAGGCGCTCTTGGTTACAAGGTCTATGTTGGTCTTACAACAGGCGCAACAAACGCAACTTATGTTGGTCGCTTCACAGGTACAACTGCCGTTCTTCAGGGCGCAGCTTCTACCAACACAACTAACAACAACCTCGTTTACTCAACAGGTGGCGCTGCTGCTCCTTCTGCTGATACCTCTGCTTATGCAACAGGTTACGATGGAATCATCCCAACCCTTCTTTCAACAAAGGGTGGATACAACAACGCAGTTAACGCTCAGTTCTCAACAAGCAATCCGGGCGCTGAATACCAGACTGTTTTCTACAACCTCTACAACAATGTTAAAGCTGACCCAGATGAGATTCTCATCAACGGTTCAGACCGCAAGCAGTTGTCAGATGCCATCAAGAACGGCTCAACCGCTAACTACCGTCTAAATCTTACACAAGATGAAACAGGTAACTATGTCGGTGGAGCAACAATCGGTGGACTTCATAACGAAGTTACAGGCAAGCTAGTGGACATCACAGTTCACCCTTGGTTGCCACAGGGCGTTTCTCCTGTTATGTCTTACACATTGCCAATCCCTGATTCAGAAGTTTCTGATTGCTGGGCTGTTTACAATGTACAAGATTATATGGGAATACAATGGCCGGTAACGCAATTTTCTTATGATTTTTCCACATATTTCCGTGGAACATTCATGGCACAGGCTCCAGCTTGGTCAGGTATCGTTTCAGGAATTGCATCTGCATAACCGTACGAACATTAAGCAAGGCGCATCGAAAGGTGCGCCTTGTCTTACTAAAGGAGAAGGCGCATGACACGATTTATTCCACCATCAGGATTAAAGTCCATTGGTATTGAAACCAAGGATGGCGTGAAAACATTAAAGGCTGGCAAAGACGGCACATTCACCGTCAATGACCCAAAGCTGGCTAAACAACTTAAAAAAGAAGGCTTAGGTATCGCTGGAACTGCTGGCGTTATCGCTAACCCATCAAGCGTGGGCTACACCTGTAATAAATGCGGGTTTGGTTCATTCTTCAAAAAATGTTCAAAGTGCGGAGAGATAAATGGCTAATGCTTATTCAGGTACAACTCACCAGTTCTCCACACCTTACCTAACGCTTACCGAGTACAAGAACGCGCCTACCGCGATTGATCTTGATAACCTTGTATGGAACTCGCAAGACCCAGATGTTCAGGATGCTGAACTCAACAATGTCATTGCTCGCGCAAGCTCTTGGATTGATACCTATTGCAACCAAGTCTTAGCAGCGACTACCGAAACAGAGCAACAACGCACACGCATCCGCGAAGATGGCACAATCCGCTTCCATCCTCGCTACAACCCAGTTATTGCGCTCACATCATTTTCTTACGGCAATCCTAACTACCAGATGATTACAGTTCCCGATTGCTCAAACGCATGGATTGAAGATTCTCAGATTATCTTCCCTTATGCGACTTTCTCTACCTCGTACTCCAATCAGGGGCCGCTTCAGTTTGGCTTCCCAAGCGCGCCACGCCAAGAAGTGTTTCTCAAATACACCTATGTAAACGGCTACGCCAACACCCTTATTAACACGGCTACCGCAGGGCAATCAAGCCTTACCGTTACAGATGGCACAGGCATCACCGCAGGGCTTACGCTTAAGATTTATGACGGCTTTGATTCAGAGTTTGTCACAGTTGCCAGCACCTACACTTTTGGCTCAACAACTATCCCGCTAGTCAATCCTCTTGCCTACAACCACGCTAACGGCGTATCTATCTCAGCTCTACCGCCAGCAATCAAGGAAGCCGCTATCTTGGTGACTACCTCAATGCTCAAGGTTCGTGGAGATAACTCAATGGTGATGAGCGTTGCTTCTCGCGCTTCTCAAGCCGTAGAAGGCGCACAAGGGCTAGGCACAGAACTCAAGATCGCTCAAAACCTTCTTGCTCCTTATCGCCGGATGCGCTAATGCTTACAGGTCGCGCCGCAGTTCGCTCAACTCTTGCCAACTTTATCGGTCAGCCAAATGTTCAAGGCATCAACCAAGTCTTTACCGCCTTTCCTAAGCGTATTGATTTTCAGGTTAACGCCCTACCTTCTCAGCAATCTCGCGCTGCCGCAGTTATTCACATTGAATCAGAACGCGAAACCCGCTTGGCTATCGGTGGAGCGACATCAGGCATCAAGCAGGTTGATTACACAGTAGTTATTCAAATCTTCCATCACTCGATGGAGCGCGATTTGCAAGATGCTATGGCTGACTTTGACACAACGATAGACAACCTCAAAGAGAAGTTGCGCTCAGATCACACATTTGGCGACCCATCTAGCAACTTAGTCTGGCAAGGCGCAGAACCCGCTATTGATGTGTCCTACGGCGAGCCTATGTCTAATGACGGCACATCTACCGAAACATGGGCATCACTTCGTTTTACCGTTACTCAAATGATTCAAGCCTAAGGAGAAAAATGGCTAAGCATAAATACACGGGAGAGTATGAAGTTACCTTCCCCTCAATCGCAACCGCAGTAAAGCCGGGCGATGTATTTGAAGCACCCGCAGATTTCAAGGCACACAATGTCACACCAGTTAAAACCACCAAGCCAACAGTAGGAGATGAAGAATGACACTAGCCCAAAATTCCGTCAAGAGTTACCTCGGTGTTGCGCTTGAAACCACCAAAGGAACTCCTGTCACCGCAACAAACTTTGTACCAATCACACTCAATAGCTTTAAGCCTGTTGATGTAATTGCGCCTCTTTACGACACAGGTATTCGTGGTTCATTGGTTGAAAACTACAACTATGTTCCGGGTCGCCGTAACACAACAGTTGACTTCGGTGGGCCAGTATTTGCCGACACCGTAGGCTTTTGGGTTGCAGGTATCTTGGGCGATGTTGTTACAACAGGTTCATCAGCTCCTTACACCCATGTTATTGCCCTCAAAAACACAGTCGGCACAACAAGCGATGCTCAGCCAAAGGCTTTGACCATCACCGACTTCTATGGTGCTAACACTCGCCAGTATCCGGGTTGCCAGATCACAGACTTTGGTTTGACCTTTAACGCTGATGGAATGTTGGAATACACCGCTAAGGCAATGGGTTGGGCTTCTGCTACAACAACTGCGCCAACACCTTCTTTCACTAGCGTTCTTCCAACTCAGGTTTGGACAGGTACAGTCACAATCGGCGGCACTCAGGTTGGATACCTTCGCACAGGTACTCTTGATCTTTCTCGCAAGTCTGAGGCTATCTGGGGCGTTTCTAACACACAGAACCCTTACCAAGTATTCCTTGGCAGCCTAACCGCTAAGGGCAAGATGACATTCGTTATGCAAGATGACACCGAACTTACCCGCTACATCACAAACACTCAGCCAGCAATCACCGTGAACTTCTCAACAGGTTCAGGTTCAACTGCTACTGAGTTCCAGTTCACACTCTCAAAGGGTGCTTATGTAACTGGCGCGATTGATCGCTCTGCTGAATATGTCGAAGTAACTGTTGACATTGAAGGTCTTGGCGATACAACGGATGCTGGCGCAACTGGCGGTTACTCACCAGTTAAGTTCACGCTACAAAACGCTTTCCCTTCTGGTACTTTCCAGTAACAGGGAATTAACTGTATGAGCAGAGGCCGCCTTCCCCTCTGCTCATACCCTAACAATCGAAGGCAATAGGGAAGGAAACCTAATGGCTAAAACAATCACACTACCAAGCGGTAACACCGTCACACTACGCGACCCAAGTGAGTTGCGCGTTAAAGATCGCACCAAGGTACTTGCTGCTGCACAAGGTCAAGAAGGCTTACTGCAAACAATGTCCATGCTCGATGGACTTATGGCAGTTCTTATCTCAGCGTGGTCATTTGATCTAATCATTCCGTCAGTAGTTCTCACCTCTCTTGGCGAGTTAACAATGGCTGACTACGATGCTATTGCAGCTGAGGTTTCAACTGCTCAAGATTCACTCTTTCCTGCGCTCGCTCAAACACCAGAAACAGAAGCGAACCCTGATAGCCCTTTCGCCGACTCCAACGCCTAAAGTGGGTGTTGGAAGGTAAGCGCCGAGAAGAAACTCTTAACTACCCAGACCAAGAGTATTTCTATTATGTCTGCGCTAAAGAGTTTGGCTGGACTATCACCGAAACTGATGAGCAACCAGCGGCATTAGTTGATTGGCTTATTTCCATTCACGGCGTAATCAGACAGGTTGAAAATGATAACGAGTAACATCTTTGCCGTACAAAAAGCAGTTGATAAAAGAATTGCTGATGTAGATGCCAAAGTTTTAGCAACCCGCGATGAGATGATGTCTAGGCTTATTCAGTTAGCGCAAGAAGAAATCAAGGGCAAACGCCCTAAAGGTCAAAAGGCTACAAGCGGTGAGCCACCAATGAACCGCACAGGTAACTTGCGCCGATCTATCACAGGTAAAAAAGCCCGTGAAGGATTTGCTAGTTACTCAGCCGTAGTCGGCCCAACAACTATTTACTCTCGCGCCGTTGAATTAGGTGGCGCGCCTACTTGGACTAACGGGCAACACTTCCCGTACATGGCTCCAGCATTAAAAAAGTTTCAACGCGAAGCACTCGCAATCGTCAGAAAACACTTAGGGTAGGAAGGAAAGCACATGGCAGAGTTTCTCCCACCAGTCATATTTGAGATTCAAGCTAATGCAACCAAGGCTATTGCCCAGATGCAAGCCGTCAATGGCGAGCTTGATAAGATGGAAACTAAGGCTATCAAGGCTGGCGGTTCTCTCGATGTAATGACCAAAGCCTCTAAGTTCGCTGGTACTGCTCTGCTTGGTATTGCTGGTGTTCTCGGAACTGTTGCAGCAGTTAGCATTAAATCTGCTTTAAGCGTTCAAGAATCTCAAGCCAAACTTAGCACCGCAGTTAAAAATACAGGAGTAAGTTTTCAAGTATTTATTCCTTACATGAACCAAGCGCAAGATTCAATGGCTAAGTTTGGATTTGGCGCAGAGGACACAAACCAAGCGTTAGCAGCCATGACTGCCGCTACTCGCAATCCTCAAGTTGCAATTAACAATCTTGCGGTAGTCGCTGATCTTGCTGCTTTTAAGCAAGAATCACTTGCCGCTGCTGCCGATACTGTATCCCGCGCAACAATGGGTCAGGCTCGCGGTCTTGCCGATCTTGGTTTGGCTATTGGCAAAACAATTCCTAAAGGCGCTGATTTAGCCACAATTACTAAAATGATTGAAGATCGCGTTAAAGGTGCTGCCGCTGCCGCTGCAAAAGCAGACCCTTGGAAAGTATTAACAACGCAATTCCAATTGATGACGGAAAAATTGGGTACTGCTTTATTGCCAGCATTTGAAAAACTTACCAACTGGATTACTAAAGAAGGTATCCCTGATCTTGAAAAGATAGGCAAATGGATTGGTGATAACAAGGGCTTGTTTGAAACCCTTATTGCCGCTTTAGCCGCTATCTGGGCGGTTCCTAAAGTTGCTGGATTTGTTACCGCTATTGGCGTTATTAAAGATGCTTTTGTTGGTTTGCGCGATACTTTGATTGGCGTAGATATTGCAGAAGCACTTGCTACTGGTGGAACTAGCGTTGCGGCTGGTATGGCTGCTCTTGGAGTTGCCGCTGCTACTTATTTAAGTTTTAAGAACATTCTTTCGCAAGGTACAACATCGGGTGGTATTGCACCGGGAACAACAATGCCATCTAGTTTTGCCGCATCTGGAACTGGGTCAAAAGCTAAAGTTGCAGGACTTCCTACACTTGGCAAATTCACTTCTCCAAGCATCAATAGTGGAAAATCGCCAGTTATTATTCCTACAACTACCAAATCTAAAGCCTCTAAAGGCACAACGCTTGCTCAACAAAAAGCAGGTATTATGGGCGGTGGTGGAGCGCTTACGCTTACTGTTACAACCGATAGCGGCGCAGTTGTTAAATCTATTACAGGTTCGGCTGGTACTACGAAAGTGGTGGTTAAGAAATAATGGCAACCTTCGTATCTAGCCTCAACCCATTTCAATTTGCCTTTAACGGCTTCATCTTTGGTGCTGGCACAACCTACACAGTTACCAATGTAGATGGTCTGGCTGGACTTGCGCCTTTGCGCGTTCAAGATGACATTCGCGGTTACACCGATGGACAATACTCTGGTCGTGATTTTTACGATGGCAGAACTGTCACAATTGACATGGTTATCCTTGGCGATTCATCTCACAATGCCCAGTATTACTACAACCAACTCCAAACAAACCTATACCCTCAGCAATTAGGAACGCCATCAGCTCTTGGCGCATTTCAATTTGAGTTGTCGTCATCTATCGGGCTAAAGGTTATGTATGGTCGCGTTCGCAACATCCAAACTGCGATTGACCCAGAGTTTGCTTATGGTTACATCCAAACCAGCATTGAGTTCTTCTTCCCAGACCCACGCTATTACGACTATCCTTACACAACTTCATCTGGCACATCTGTTGCAATGACTAACGGCGGTTGGGCTATCTCTTGCCCAGTCATCACAGTATCAAGCGCGCCTTCATCATTTACTATTACCGATTCCTATAGCAACTCTATGAGCTTTGCGCCTACTAGCGGAACAACTGTTGTGATTGATTTGCTTCAACGCACGATCACTCAAAACGGCAACCCTGCTCGCAACATTCTTACAACCTCAACTGGTTGGTTGCAGATCAACCCAGTAAGTAGCAACACTTTCACAAGTGCAGCTACCATGTCCATCACCTATACTGACGCTTATGTCTGATTTTCGCTATTTTACAACTGCTCTTTATCAAAGCGGAACTACGCCCAACCCTATCCTTGCCGAGTTGCCTTTAACGGCGGTCAGTTTCGATACTCAACTCAATAGCATCGGTTCGTTTCAAGGCGAACTGCTTTTGTCTGGATTAGATGCGACAAAACTTAATGTGTTTACTGGAACCAACCCCGGTCAAACCTGC